AGGAGGCCCTGGAGGAAGGCCTGTCCGCACGGCGCCCCTACATGAGCTTCACCGACATTCGCAACATGGCCTCCTGTGCGTCCGGCCTCGCAGCCTCGGGCCGGGAACTGGAGGGGCAGTCGCTCGCAGTCGATCAGATCATGGAAGTGGCCACCGCGATTCGCGCTCGCCTCCCGCAGATCCAGCCCGCCGCGGTGTCGCCGCTGTCCATGGTTGATACCTGATGTCGGTCAAGGACCGCCGGAATGCCCTCGTGGATGCAGCCATCGCCGGCTATGTAGGGGGAGGCCTCCTGGGGGATCTGCAGCGCTGTCTGGAGGCCGTCGACAAGCCCCTCGATTCCGGTGCTCTTTCCCAGGAAGATCGCCAGGACATCGGCAGCTTCCGCGAGTACGTCGCTCGGGTTGCCCCGACCTTCCAGTTCTACCGGCATGTCGATCTGATCGCCGATCACCTCCAGGACGTAGTCGACGGTCGGCGGAAGCGGCTCATGGTCTTCCTCCCCCCGCGGCACACGAAATCCTTTCTGGTCTCGCGCCTCCTGCCCGGCTACTTCCTGCGCCGGCATCCGAACCGCTGGGTCGGCCTCGCTTCCTACGGTGCCAATCTCGCCGAGGGATTCTCCCGCGAGGCTCGCGGCTACTTCCTCTCCGATGGCGGGGAGGTCGTCAAGGATGCTCGGGCAACAGCGAGATGGGTCACGGCCGCGGGCGGCGGGCTCTGGGCCGCAGGCGTCGGCGGTTCCGCGACCGGCAAGGGATACTCCCTCGGGATCGTTGACGACCCGGTGAAGGATGCGGAGGAAGCCGACTCGGCCACCTATCGCCGCAGAACCCGCGACTGGTGGGACACCGTCTTCTCCACTCGGGCGGAACCCGATGCAGCGCAGATCATCGTCCTCACCCGATGGCATACGGGCGACCTCGCCGGCTATCTCTTGGATAACGAGGATGCCGACGGATGGCTCCTGATTGATCTGCCGGCTATCGCGGTCGATCCCCTGGAGAAGCTCCCGATCAAGCCTCCATGCTCCCGCGTTGACGACTGGCGATCCCCCGGCGAGGCCCTGTGCCCAGAGCGCTACAGCCTGGATGCCCTGCAGGCCACGCAGCGCAAGATGCCCCCCAGGTGGTTTTCCGCGCTCTACCAGCAGCGGCCCACCTCGGGGGAGGGGTCGATCTTCCAGCGGGCGTGGTTTCGCTACTTCGATCCGAATGCCATGGATGGCGTTCCGATCATCCGCCGGCTCGCCTCCATCGACTGCACCTACAAGGACGTCGAGGGCAGCGACTACGTTGCGCTCTCGATCTGGGATCAGGTGGGAGAAGGCCTCCTGCTCCGCCACATGCTCCGCGAGCGGCTCGCCTTCAACGACACCCTGACCGCCATCCGCTCAGCCTGGAACGTCTGGCAGTTCTCCGAGCTTCTCGTCGAGGATGCCGCGAACGGTTCCGCGGTCCTGGACACCCTCAAGCGAGAGGCGGGAACCTTCGGTGTCCTGCTCCGCGCTGTGCGGCCCCTCGGCGGCAAGGTGGCCCGTGCGAACGCTGCCAGCCCCTGGTATCAGCAGGGCCTGATCTTCCATCCCCAGGGGGCGCCATGGCTCGCCAACTACGAGGACGAGCTTCTCGCCTTCCCTGCTGCAGACGACGACGATCAGGTGGATTCCGCCTCGCAGCTCATCATCTTCGTGTCCGGGGAAGGCCCCATTTCCATCTCAACCGTTGAATGGGGCCGGGGTGTCGAGAGCGACGCCTACCATGTAGCAGGTCTCTCCTTGGATGAGCTGTCCGATCGTGCTGCTCCAGAATCAAGAGCAGCCCTTTCCAGAGGCCGGCGACTCCCGATCACATGAGCCGATGCCCCGAATCCCCGCCCAGCGAAACCCTCCCCTTGGTGCCGCTGGAAAGGATCCAGGGCCAGGGCCTCAAGGTGGCCGGGATCTGGCGCCAGCAGGGGGCAACCCTGGAAATCCGACGACCGGGCGGGATCTGGCAGGCCGCGGGAGAGGCAAGCCTGACCGCAAACGGCAGCCTGCTTACCGGCAGCTCCCTGTGGGTTCCCGCAGCACAACAGATCGCCTCCCCGGAGAGGAAACGCCGGTCCTGACGACCGAGCAATCCGAGGGCCTCCGCGGATTCCCTCCCCCCACGGCGATCTCCGAGCGGCTCGTGCAAGAGAACCTCAACCTCGCCAGGGCGCGAGCATCGCTGTGGGCCAGGCGCTGCAGCCAGCCCTACGAGGATCTGGAGGCCGTCGCTTTCCGCGGGCTCCTGAATGGCTGCCGCCGCTTCAACCCTGCCCATGGCGCCCGGCTCTCCACCTACTGCCACAATTTCATCAACGGCGCGATCCAGCAGTACCTCCGGGATCGCTCCCATCTCATCAAATATCCGATCCAGTGGCGCGAGAACTGGGGGAAAGTCCAGCACGCTCTGGCCGGCGAAGGCGCGACGCTCGCCTCCGTCGCCAAGGATCTCAAGCTCCAGGAGCAGGAGGTGCGGGACATGGTGCAGGCCATGGGCTCGGGCATCCGCGCCCTGAACGAGTTCGATGCGGCGCCTGAGTCCGGGGTCGATCTCTCCCCTGTCGACCTGATGCGCGAGAAGCTGCAGGCCGCCTTCTGCGCCATCGCTAATTCCGACCAGCAGAGCATCCGCGACTGGTTTGACAAGCCGAAGCGCCTCCCGCCGCAGCACAGCGTCCAGCAGTTCCTCAGGCAGTTCCAGGCGGCCCTCCGGGGCATCACCCTGGCGGAGGCGAGGCAGCTCAGCCTTCAGGGCCTCGGGGGCGGCTGGGAGCACCCTCGCCCCTCCAGGCGGCCCCGGCAGCAGAAGCCGCAGCGCAGCTACCAGGAGATACAGCAAGCCTGCATCGACGCCGCTCTGCTCACTCCTGCAGAGCTGACCGGAACAGTAGGGCGTGAGGCTCCGCCATTGCTGTGACCGCTAAGACGAAAGATCCGAGCCTCCCCAGTTATGTCCACCCAGTTCTGGAAGAACTGATGGGCGATCTCCAGGATGCGTATGACTTCTGGACAGGATTGAAAGGGGTCAAGGAAAAGCACCTCCCCAAGGAAGTTGGTGAGCCTGCCCAGGCCTACAAGGGGCGCCTCCTGCGGGCCGAATGGACCGACTTCTACCGCACCGCGATAGAGGGATTCGCAGGGGTGCTGTCGCGGTTTGAACTGCGGAATCCTCCCGCATCTATGAAAAAGGTCCAGGACAACATCGACCTGTTGGGGAACAGCGTCCAGGCCTTCCTCCTGACCGTCGATCAGTGGGTGCTCAGGGATGGCGGTGCGCCGATCCTCGTTGAGATGGAAGCCGAGCTACCCGACAACAATGCGGAGAAGCGAGATCGCAGGCCCTATCTCGTCACCCACCCGCGCCGCTTCATGCTCAACTGGCGCCCCGGCATGAACGGGAGCAAGCCAGTAGTGCAGAAATGCACATTCCTGGAGTATCGAGTCAAGGAAGAAACGCTCCCCAAAGGCACTGGAGTACGGCTCAAGGCGGGAGCACAGAACCCCGATCCTGAGGCCCTCGCCCTCGCCTCCGGCGGGTATGGCGACGAGATGGAAGAGGTCTACCGTGTCTGCGGCCCCGGCTGGTGGGTCGTGATGCGGATCAGCTCAGACAGCAAATCCGCAACCATCATCGACAGCGGCCTGTTCCTGGATCACACGAAGAAGCCTCTCGCCTACGTCCCGGTCGTCTGGTATCCGGCATCGCGGGCTGATTTCGGGGAAGGCGATCTGCCCATGGATCGCACCGGCCGGCTCAACGCCGCGCACTTCCGCAAGACGAGCGACTACGAGGAAAAGGATCACCGCGTCAACATGCCGGTTCCCGTCGAGGAAGGCGGAATGCCCCTCACCCCAGGGCAGAAGGACACCCGCAACGTGATGGGCCCCAACACGATTAAGCGGGTGCAGCTCGGCGGCAAGTTCTACTTCGCCGAGCCGAACGCCACCAGCCTCCGCGAGACCCGCGAGGGCATCCTGCACCTGGAGGAACAGATCCAGCAGCAGTCAATCTCCTTCCTGTACGGCTCCAGCGGGGCCAGCAAGACGGCCACGCAGAGCGGCCTGGAAGCCGCAAGCTCGCAGGCCAGCCTGAGCGCGATGGTCGAACAGAAGGATTCCGTCTTCCAGCGGATCATGGCGATCTGGTGCGACTACACCGGGGAGACCCTCTCCGAAGACGCGGGCCTGGCGATCAGCAACACGATCTACGACAAGCCCCTCACCGCGCAGGACGTGGCCCAGCTTCCGCCTCTCGTTGACGGCCTCCTGATGAGCCGTCGCAGCGCGATCCACGAGCTGCAGCGGGCCGGGATCAACCGCTCCAGCAACTCCCCAGAGGAAGAGCTGGCCCTGATCGACAAGGAGCAGAAGAATCTGATAAAGGACATGCAGGACAACGCTCCGCCGGAGCCGGAACCCGCAACGCTCGCGGAGGACTCCAGCCTCCCCAGCTCCACCGACAAGGCCCCGCGACCGGCGAAGCCCGCGGCCAAGGGTGCCGGCAATGCTCCGGTGAAGCCTGCGCCTAGAGCCTGATGGCCGACCCCAAGCAAGGGGAACAGATCCTCGGCCATGCGGAGGACTACACCGCGAACCTCGCGGCCCTGGAAGAGCGATCGGTCGGCAACACGACGAAGGCCCTGCGGTCGAGCCTGGAGGACACCCTGGGCTCGCTCCGCCGCGCCTACACGCTCTACAACTCTTCCCTCGGGGAGGTGACGACCGATCCCAACGGCAACCCCGTCAGGCGCCCAGGCAGCTATTCCGCCGCCGAGGCCGCCGCCAAGTTCCGGGGGATCATCGCCGAATCGAAGGGGTTCCTCAAGCCGGCAGAGCGCAAGGCATGGGAGGCCCAGTACGCCGCCGACCTGGAAGAGGCGATCAATCTCGGCGGGAACATGGCCGCCGATCTGGCTGCCGTGGTGGCGCCGGGCAAGGGGAAGCCGTTTACCGGGCCCGCGCCGGGGGCGATCAACGCCGCGGTCCTGAACGCTTCCGCCTACATCGAGAAGGAATCCCAGGCTTTCCGGGATCAGATGGTCAACATCGTGGCCAGCGCAGCCGCGCAGGGGAAGTCGAGCCAGACCATGCTCGGCAAGGTGCGCTCCGCCCTGGAAGGCGTCGCCCTGGATCCGAAGGGCCTCAACAAGACCATGGGGCTCAGGCAGCGGGCAGCGCTGATCGCCCGCTCCGAGCTGCAGAACACCTACAACGCCGCAGCGCTCAGCCACTACGAGAAGCAGGGTTTCGCCTATGTCCGCTGGGTTGCCACCGAGAGCGAGAGGACATGCCCCTACTGCGTCGCCCGGCATGGCCGGATCTTCGCTGCCAAGGGGATCATGATCCCCGCGCATCCGCGCTGCCGTTGCGTGTCGGTCCCCGTGCCGGCTGAGCTGGTCGAGGAAGAGAACCCAGCGATCCGGGATGCCCTCCTGGACGGGGCCTTCTGGCGCGGGCAGCAGCGCGATGCCCTCGCGGTCTACGCCGAGGCCAACAAGCTCCCCCCGGCGCGGGCGCGGAGCAATGTCCTCCGGGCGCTCATCACCCCGACCGCATCGGAGCGGCGCCGGTTCCCTGGCATTGAGGAAAGCCAGCAGGAGAGCGTGAGCACAGATGCCCCTGGAGGCGGCCAGACCCTGGAGGAAGCGCTGCAGGAGCGCGAGGCCATCGCCAAAGCCCGGAAGGCCCTTACGGAGCAGAAGGCGGCGGAGGATGCCGCGACCATCGCCGCCGACCAGGCGAAGCTGCAGGAGGTCCTGGATCTCATCCCCCCGGAGTTCCACGACGGGATCACGAAGGACTGGTCGATCTGGACTGAACAGGCGAAGGCCGATGCCGTCAAGGGGGCCCAGAAGCAGAAGGCCGCGAACGCTGCAGCGGCTGAGGCCGACTACCAGACCGTCAAGGCCAACATCCCAGGGATCAACCCGGAAGACTGGGTAGCCGCATCCGAGGCGATGAAGGCGAAGCTCCTGCAGACCGCGCAGAAGGAAGCCGCCGATCTCGCCATCGTCACCAAGATGGATCCCGACAACGCCGGTTCCCTCGCGGCGGATTGGCCAGGGCTCTCGGCCGGCGCGAAGCAGAAGCTCCTGGACGCCGCGAACCAGAAGCTCGCGCAGGATGCCGCGAATCTGTACCTCGTGCAGCAGAGCAAGGCATCGTTCACGCAGGCCGACTGGGATGCGCTCTCCCCTGCGAAGAAGGATCTGGTCGCCCAGGGGGCAATGCTGGATCTGGCGGAGAAGGCCCAGGTGCTCAAGGACTGGCCCCCCCTCGCGGAGAAGGTCGAGAAATCCTGGGCGACCCTGGATCCCGGCCAGAAGGAGAAGCTCATCAAACAGGCGGCGGAGGAGGCTCTGATCGTCGAGAAGCTGACGGCCTTCAACCTCGGTATGGATCCCGCAGCGCTGAAAACAGATCCCGACTGGACGGGGCTCACCTTCGATCAGAAGATGGTCGAGGCGCAGGCAGGGAAGAAGAAGCTGGACTCAGAGGGGCTGGAGTTCTATGCCAAGTACGGCGGCGAAAACATGGCCATCGCGGACATGCAGGGCGCATGGGACAACATCTCAGTTCAGGCCAAGCTCCAGAAGATCGACAAGGCGCAGAAGGCGAAGACCGCAGAGGATCTCAAGACCATCGCCTTCACAAGCGGGGACGATCCCGCATCGCTGGCGAACGCTGCCGACTGGGCCACGCACAAGAAGTCGTGGCAGGACGGCGCGATCCAGAACGCAAAGGACATCATCGACGGCGTGGGCTTCAAGGCCTACGAAATCTTCATGGATGGATCAGGCGTCGCACCGGAGAAGCTCGCGGTGATCTGGGGCAAGAAGTCCTACACCGAAAAGATGAAAGCCCTCGGCATGATCGACGGCCTGGACCCGATGTTCATCGAGGAATGGGTCAAGAAGAACCAGAAGGCAGCATCCGCTCCCCCGCCTCCCCAGGCCCTGCTCAAGCCCGACATGAGCGCCATCTTCCAGTTGGACGGGGCCTCGCTCAAGAAGCTGGCGGAGGACATGGGCCTAGATCCTCATGCCGGCGACGCGCAGTTGGCCATCAACGTCTGGGACGCCGGGCAGCTTTCCAAGGCGGATGTGATCCCCTACGAGATCGCCAAGAACGGGGCGATCGACGCGAAGCTCAAGCTCTCCCTGGACGAGGCCTACACCCAGCTCAAGGGCGGGGCCGCTATTGCTCCCCCTCCAGGCGCTCCCCCTCCGCCGCCGGTCGTGATGAGCCTCCAGTCGGGCCAGGCGCTCTACAAGGTGCTCGGGGATGGATTCCACCAGGATGCCCTCCAGGCGATCTACGAGAAGCTCTCCCCCGATCAGCAGGTTGCGCTCAACACATGGGCAGGGGACAACACCCTCAAGAGCGGCGGAGTCAAGAAGCCATCGCAGGCAGTCGTCAAGGCTCTGGCCCTGGACTACGCCGTGGTCGAGGCGGCCATGCCCCAGGGATGGGCAAACCTCCACAAGATCAAGAACTTCCAGCCGGGTGTGGATGGAACGTGGAAGAAGATGGGCAGCCAGGCCCAGAAGTTCAACTACGACAACGCTCTCGCCAAGCTCCAGGGCGGCGAGCCCCCCGTCATGGGGCCGCCGAAGGGCTCAACCGCGAAGGCTGCCGCGCCGGAGCAGGGCGCCTATGTCAAGGCATCGGGCAATGCCCCGTTCGTGGATGACTTCGATCCGCTGGATTCGATCGGCCCCATCAATCCCTCCGCCATTCCCAGCGGCCCAGCAGCAGCGGACGATCCCTTCACCCTCAACGGGAAGGACTACGTCCCAGGGCCTCGCCTCGGGGGCAGCACCGGGGCCATTCTCTACACGGATGCCAACGGGGTGCCGCGGCTCGTCGTCAAGAAGGGCGGCGCGCCTGGCCAGAACGATGCCGAGTACACCGCCAACAAGGTCTACGCCGCCATGGCTGATGCCGGGCTCCCGGTGTCTGCCGTCACCACCAACTACCTGCCTGATGGGCGGATCGCCTCCGATTTCCTGACGGGTGGTGTCCTGCTCAAGGATCTCTCCTCATCGCAAAGGGCGCAGTTCAAGGTCGACGAGCAGATCAGGCAGGGCCTCCTGGCCGATGCCCTCCTGGCGAACTGGGATTTCCTCGGGATGGGCTCCGACAACATGATGCTCAGCGGCGGGAAGCTCTACCGCATCGACAACGGCGGCACCTTCAACTTCCGCGCCCAGGGCAAGCCGAAGCCTTTCGATGCCGTGCCGATGGAAGTGTTCTCCCTCCGCAAGAGCAGCGGCCAGGCCAACTCTGCATGGGCAGCCGTGGACGATGGCGCCTATCGGGATCTGTGGACCGGCGACCTGGATCGGATGCTCGGCTCCCGCACAGCAGCCCTGGAGGCCATGGGGGATGGCCGGCTGCCGCCTGAGATCCGGGATTCCCTCGGGAAGCGCTACGACACGCTGGAGGCCACGAAGAACGCCCTCATCGCTTCCGGCATCGCCGGCAAGGCAGGGAAGACCAAGGCCGTCGCGCCGTGGCAGCAGATCGACGCAGCGATCGAGACCGTGTGGGCGGCCAATGCCAGCAGCTCGCCCGGCATGATCGAGAAGGAGATCGGCAAAGCCCTCTCCAATCTGCAGAAAAGCTGGGTCGCGCAGGAGAAATCGGTGGCGGAAGCCGCCAAGGTGCGGGCGCAGCTCGGCGCGAGAGGCCTCACTGATCCCGACAAGGCCCATCTCGTGCGGGGCAGTGTCGACACCCACGGCTCCATGCCCTGGGGGCAATCGGGCAGCATCACTGGCACGAAGATCAAGGCGGTGCAGGACTACTACGAGCGATCGACTGGAATCCCGATCACGCCGGAGCGGGCGCAGGAGTTGATCCGGGCTGTCGAGAAATACACCAACGGCAACTACACCCCGGTCCAGGCGGAGCTGATGTCGCAGAACGCCCCGCGAGCGTTTCAGATCCTCATCGACAACATGGGCCGCGATCCTCGCGCCCAGGATGCCAGGACCAAAGCGAAGAACCTCCAGACGGCTCGGGATGCAGAGGAACTTGTTCACTCCATGCCCGTATGGCGCGGCAAGTTCCAGGGCACCGGAGGCACCAAATACGAGATCCAGCGAGGGATCGGCTTCAACGATGTCCAAAAGCGCGATGCTTACGTCGCCTATCTGGCTGGCGGCGGCGAGATTGGGACGATCTCCTCCTGGTGCAACAAGCGCTCAGACTGGGGGGGTGGCGCCAGCGCTTCATTGGTCCTGCACTGCGAAAACCCGAAGACGGCAACCTCTGTTCGGGAGATCAGCAGCCACACCCACGAGGACGAGATCCTGTATGGCTCCAATGCCAGGTTCCGCGTGGTCCGTGTCGGTTACGGATCCGATGGCAAACTCTCCGTTCCGAAAAGAGGGCCCGACGACATGCACGTTTGGGTCGAGGAAATCTGACCTCAGGCGTGGCTTATGATGGGGCATCCGCTTTCCCCACGCAATGCCAGAACAGACCCCCGACTGGGGGCGCTTCCCGGATGGGTCTCTGCGGGAGTGGCTGGAAAGCCTCCCCCCGCTGGCTCAGCGGATCCTCAGTGAGCAACCCGATGACCTGATCGAGCGGCGGCACATGGAATCGGTAGAAGCCGAAGCCCTCGGCGCGTCCTACGAGCTTCCGGCCAGCCTGGCGGGGCTCTCGCACCCGGAGAGGATGCAGGCCCTGATCCGGCAGGGCGCTGCGGTTAAGGCCGAAGCCGAGCGGACGCGAGCGCTGCAGCGCACAGCAGCCCTGATCGAGTACGACCGGGCGCAGCAGCGGCCTGGCCTGGGGGCGGCCTGATGTGGGTCTACCTCCCCCTCGGCATGGTCTCCATCGTTGCCGACAGGGAAGATCCGATGGGCTCTCCCCTGCTGGTTCGGGCCCGGCGCCGGGACCACCTGGAGGCCTTCGCGGCGCTGAGCGATGATCCCGTGGCGAAATTGAAGGAAACCCCGCATGGCGACTATCGCTGGCGTGTTCGCATGGATCGGGCCGCCGTCGCTCGCCGGCTGGCCAGGATGGCGGAATGCCTGGACTACCCGAACTTCAAGGCATCAATCCCCGATCACACCTATCACGACGCATGTGTGGGAGCATGGACAGCTATCAGGAGGATCCAGCGATAAGCCAGCAAGCGATGAGCAACCAGTTCGGCCGGGCCCTGAAAAACCACCACTTCCGGCCGGAGGATCTGAGCGAGCTGAAGTGGAGTCCTCGCTACGACCTTGACATCACCTACGAGAAGCCGAGCGACAGCAGGATCGACCGCCTGACCCCAGGATCGAGGTCGCTCCTGCACGGCTACCACGAGGCAACCTTCCCGATCGGGGCTGATGAGGTTGGCTATGTCCTGATTCCCGATTCTGCCCTGCGGCTGCTGCAGGAGATCACCATATCAAGCCATGAGCAAACTGCATGATCTGACCATCGAGGACTGCAGCGCCTTCCTGGCCGCTATCGAGGTAGCGGCGAATCCAGCGGCGGCTGTCGCAGGCCTCCCCCCTGGGACGGTTCACGCGATCCAGGTATTCCGGGAGCGTGCCGGCGATGCCCTCGCGGTGGCCCATACCCTGATCGACCCCTACCGGGAGGATCTCCAGGATCCATAGGCATTGCTCACAACCGTAGACGGTGTAACCTTTGGTCTCCCTCCGCAGCCGGCCAGTGGGGATCGAGGTCTATCAGAGCGCTCTCGCCGCTCTCAACCTGTCGCAGCCGGACGCCTCAACCTGCCAGAGCGCCTGTGTGGCGATGGCGATCAGGAATCCAGACATCGCAGCGATCCGGGCCAAGCTCGTTTCAATGCCTGAAGGTGCAGGCAGGCCCGCGAACATGGGGGTGATCCTCCGGGCTAAATACGGGGGCCGCTACATCTTCGACAACAACGCTTCCCTCAACGACTGCCGGGACTGGCTGAAAGGGGGGGAGTTCCTCATCACGCACGGCTGGTTCACCCGCTCAGGCCATGTGATCTGCCTGGACGGCCTGGAATTGGACGCCAAGACACTCGGCTATCGGTTCAGCGTCAAGGATCCATGGAGCGAGTTCAACGCCCCGTCCTGGATTTACTCCGGGGGGAGTCGCTTCTTCGATGGTTACTACTCCTCGCGTTGCATCTATGCCGCCTGCGTGAAGTCCCAGAGCGTCTACGACGCGAAGGCCATCTACCGCCGCGGCGAACTGGATTCCGCTCGCCAGGGCGCATGGATCCACAGGATCCGCCCTGCATGAGCAGCGGCAGCAAACCCCCAGACGGCCGACTGCTGGACTACTTGGCCATGGTCGCCTTCGTCCACTGCAGGGATGAGGATGCCGTCATGGGCCTGTTCCGCGTGATGGCGACCACGCTGGAGGAAGCGGAAGCGATGAGGATCTACCGCCTTGCGGAAAAGACCATGACCGGCGCAGATCGGCTTTGGATCAGTCGCATCTCCGGCCGGGAGCCTGAGATCGGAACGATGATGGAAGCCTCTGGTCCGATCTGAATGGCCCCCGCGATTCCCGCCCTCAACAGCCTGTGGCGGCCGGGCCTGGTCGGGCCCGCGCCTCTCACGAGGGACGATCGGGAGCTGATCCGGCAGTATGCCGGCCAGCCCGCGTCGGGCGTCGCACTCTTCTCTCTCACGGTTCGGATGAACGACCTGGCCCGCGATTCGCCGGCCACCGTTCCCGTGATCCAGGCATGGATCAACCAGTCCGAGGATCTGGAGGAAGCGTGGGCCGCGAAGGTCGAGGACGGCACGGCTCACCTCGGCAACATGAGCAGCTATGAGGGTCCACGCCCTGGGAAGGAGCTGACGAGGGCGGACCTCAAAAACAAGCTGGACGTGATCGAGTGGGACACCTCCCTGCTCCGCGTCAAGACGGACACCGGGGGGAACTTCGGGGCGACCGAGGGGCAAGTCGTCGCGCAGCGGATCGCCTTGCTCAGGACGCGGATTCTTGCCGCGCTGGGGATCGAGACCTTCGACGATTCCCAACTGGTCAGGAGCTGAGGATGGCGGCCACTGATTTCCAGGAAGTCGCCAACCTGCGGATGCTTTGGACACCCCTCGGCGCCCAGGTGGATCTCCGCACGGGGCTGGAGCGGAACGGGCAGACGCATGTGATCGAGTTCTACGGCAAGGGGCAGGGGCGGCAGGAAATCGACATGCCTGGCATCCGGGCGGGGGCCCTCAAGATCAAGGGCTTCTGCACTCGCTGGAGCATCCTGCCGGCAGCGCTCCCGATGACGATCACCGCGGCGGAGCGCACCGGCTCAACCGCAACCCTGACCTTCGCCTCAACCGTGGGGCAGATCGGGCAGCGCATGGTCGTCGCCGGCCTGTCCGGGGCATTCGCTCCCCTGAACGGCAGCGTCGCCATCACGGCGATCACGGCCACCACGATCTCCTACACGACCGCCACCTCGGGCGCCATCACGGCAGGAGCAGCAGCAGGCACTGCGCAGCTCATCCCACTGCTGACGGATTGGCTCGCAGCGGGCGCTGCGTGGCCCTGGGAGGAAGGCGGGCAATCGCCGGAGGGCTTCATGCCTGGGGCCGAGGGGCCCGCCCTCTGGGGCGACCTGGAGGCCCTGCCGGAAGTCGATGGCGAGCATGGCCGGCTGACCATCCTGGAGATCGGGGGAACCTTCGGCTTTGGTGGCATCGGGAAGGAGATCCGGGCCGAGGCGGGCGATGGCTTCGTGGCCGGCTTCTCGTCGCTGATCTGAGGGCGCGCCATGAGCATCAGGATCCAGGCCAAGCTCCCTAACCTCCAGGCCGCGGCGGAAGCAGCAGCCGAGAAAGCAGCGACCGCCGTGTTCGCCGAGCTGTTCGCCAGGTTCCAGGCGGCCATGGGCGCGAAGAAATGGGAGTGGCCCAACATCACCGAGCGCAGGGATGCCGATGGGAAGATCCGCGAAACGGTCGGCTCCCCTCGGAACATCGTCAACCTCGGCACCCTGCGGGCCAGCGGCTCCTACCAGCGTGTCGGGAAGTTTGCAGCCCTGTTTTCCTGGGCGGCCGGCTATGCGACCGCGACCCACGAGGGGGCGCAGCTCCGCAACGGCGGCTACATCCCCCCCAGGCCATGGACCGATGTGGTGCTGGGCCGCATCCAAGGGGCCGCGAACATCGAGCCGTACGACATGGGCACGCGGCTGGCAGAGCTGTTCTCCCGCTACTTCTCTGTCTGAGCAGCTCGCGCCGGTAGTGTAAGCCCTTCATCCCATCCCCCTCGCTCGTGACGAATCAGCTCCCCTTCGTCGTTCAGCCCAGGCGCGAGCGGCGCCGGATCGGCTCGGAGGAAGAAGGACAAGGCGTGATCGAGATCCCCGTGTACGGGAAGATCCGCCTGATGGAGAAGCTCTGGATCCGAGAGGAACTGTTCGCCAATGCACTCCTCGCCGAAGCGGCTCGGCTGGCGGAGGCGATGCTGGAGGCGGACGCTCAGGCGGAACATCGCCTGTACGAGGTGGTCGGCGAGGCGGACAAGCAGGCTATCCGCATCGTTGCTCACTGCATCGGGTCCACCATCGACCTCGCGCCGGAAGAGATGGTGGCGATCCAGCAGCACGCCTCCCTCTGCACTGAGATCCGGGATCATCTGAACGGGATGTGGCAGGAGCAGCGGATCCGCACTATCACAGCGCTCATCCGATTCCGGCTCAAGGGATGCTCAACCTGGGAGGACGAAGACACACTGCCCCTGGCGGACGAGATTCAGCAGCAGATCCTCCGGCTCGCGGATGATGAAGCAGCAGCAGAAAACCCACCGCAAGCAGAAGAAGAGGTGCTGTCCGATTTGGCAGAGAAAGTGGGAAAGCTCGCGGCGGCTCTCCTGGAGAGGGCCGAGGCGGCGAAGACTGGGACGAACTCTACTGGCGATACCGATGGCTCTGGCCCCAGTGTCCTTACGCCTGCGCTGAACGTTTCGCCTGGCTCTCCGCCGCAGAGATCCTCGCGGCGATCCAAGAAGGCGAGCAACTGAGGCGGGAGCAGCTCCACGCCCTGGAGAGGCCCGTCGCGCATCTCAACTGGTGGATCGCGGAATCCGGGCGCCCGACCGACAGCACAGCCGATCATCTAAGGCCAGAGGACTTCTATCTGTTCGCCCCGGTCGGCCCTGGCGGAGCGAAGGATGATGCGCCTCCCCCGGAAGCCGGCGCGGCGATGCTCGCGCTGATCGAGGCGGGCCAGTTCCCGCCCTTCGCCTACCCCATGTTTGAGGCCCTGGAGGCATCGGCCGGCGATCGTCCGCCGGAACGCCTCGCGCTGATCGCCGAGGATGCAATCCTGCTGGCGCCTACTCCGTTCCCTGCCGGGGGATGGCGCGGATTCCTGATCGCTTCCGACGAAGCGAGGGGGCAGGATCGGGAGTTCCACTTTGCGGAGTCGGGCCTTCCCGCGACATGGCTTTCTGTTCCCGCTGACGGACCTGATGGAGCAGTGATGGCGGTGGAAGGCGCATGTCTGCCCACTGCACAACCTCCTCCCTAGCGGCTGCTGCTGCGGCGGCCGCTTCGGAGACCGTTGCGAAGTAGCCGAGGGAGTAGCGCATCCCCCGGAATCCCAGGCGGGCCTGATAGGGGCGCTGCGGATTCCCTGGGTGGTAGCTGACTCCCTTGGGGTAGAGGCTCATG